AGGAAACATACGACAAACAGTATATTCAAAATCCCAGTACTCCCGAAAGGGGGTGCTGGAAGGGCGTAGCACGTTTTTTCTTCCCTTATGGGTATAGCATTCGCTATTGCACAACACGATGCCCTGAGGATAGTATACAACTTCTCAATTAGTAATTAACAAGGAATAAAACTGACCCTTGCATATCATAAAAATAAACATTTTTATTTCCGCATAAAATGGATTTTGATTTTGATCAAGCCGAATGCAATTTTATGTCGGAATGCACTCGAGGTCCACGGCCTGGATCAAACAGAAAATATATATATCGAACTGACCGTCATTTAGCTTCGCCCATATCTGATTCCGGAACGAAATTCTTTTTGAACACAGAGATTAAAAAGAAAGGAAAGATAAACAAGCTCGTACATGAAGAGGTGAAAGAATGGAAGTGCATATTGGATGAGAAACACAGAGGTGTTCCGTGTTTCCTGAAGAAAATGCTGAGTATTCCTATTCCTGAACATGTAAAGAAGAAAGCGATGATGCAACTGGACATACAGGAAAGAAATGCCATTAAAAGCTTAAAAATACAGGAGGAACACTGGATTAACCTTCCAGGAACATCTAATCGTCCTCGTCTGGAATTTTCTTCTAATAGCCAGTTAGTAGATCTTTATGCTCGCCGATTAATCATCGAAGAAATTAGGGACAAAGTGTCACTTACGTCCAAAGCCCGGGTTGAAAATACTTCTTATAATTTACCAATGGTTTTTGTTGGCGATTTCTTTTTATATTCCTGCGACCATCAAGACCATTTGGAGTCATACAACGTTTTTCTGGCTGTGTTGGACAGTCTAGTTGGGCAGTTACATGCGTACATGTACGCTCAAATTTTAGATTGTTGGCACCTGCGTCCTATAAAAGTGTATCAACATATTGATACCTTTATAAAGACTGGATTAAATCTCTTATTCACGATTGATGATGAATTCTATAAATTTGCAAAGTCAATTTTATCACTTTCAATCGGGAATATTTTAAAGAACCACGATTTTTTGAAGAACCACGTCTTCTTAACGAGCTTGTTAGAAGATATACCGGAGAACATACAAGGTTCTGATTTTATCCAATTTTTTGTAAAGGCAAGAGATGAGCAAACGACTTTGACGATAATGGAGATCGCTGGCTTAGCAAAAATCTTCGGACATCCGGTTGTGGATTTTAAGGCCGGTGTGGTAAAATTAAGAAAGGAGGCAGGGGAGCAAAGGCCAGAGATTATACCGAACTGTCCTGGTATTGCTACCTATTTCAAATATATCTTTTCGGCAAATTATTATGCCAAGCATCACACGTGGCCGAAGTGCAAATTGTCTGAGAATGCTCATGATTGCTTAGTCTATAATGTTACTCATCAAACCTGGACAACACTCCACGGAGTTTCATTAACATCAAAAATGTTTGAGGAACTTCAATTCGAACAAACTATTGATGTTAATTATGACATCGATCAGACTGAGTTACTCATTGATACAGCCATTTGCGGCGGATTACGTGACTGGACGATCGAATATGACACTGATGCATTGCGGCATATTGGAGTATATAAAACTGCAACATCAGATATAGAAACCCGAACGATTTTAAAGTTTTTAAAATCCGAAGAAGTAGATCTAAGAGCCATTGTCAAAAGAATGTCCGAAGCTCGATGGACTGATAATGAACGACTCATTGTACTCAACGCAAAGGAAAGAGAACTAAATTATCAACCACGTTACTTCGCCAAATTGTGCTACGAGATCCGGATGTGGCAAGTCTTTACAGAAATGTGCATCGGAAAATACATACTTAAGTATAACTCAAGCCAATCTATGACAATGAGCGAAGAGGAACTAATCAAGTGCCAGTCGATGATGACAAAAGAACAAGGAACCAATCCAAAGAAATTAACGCATTTCTTAATGTCATGCGATTTTAAACAGTGGAACGCGCAGATGCGGCTCGAATCAACGTATCACATTTTTAAGTGTATGGATGATCTTCTCGGTACAGGAAGTTCAATTGCAAACACACACTTATATGCTCAGTATTGTTGGTTCATAGTCGCAGATAAGTACACTCCGCCATCCGTTAACGGACAAGATCTGGCAGAAGGTGATATGTGTTGGTATCGACAGGAAGCGTTTCAGGATGGCATGCGCCAGAAGGGGTGGACTGATATGACACAAAAATTAATCGTCGAAGCTTCACAGAAATTTGGAGTTAGCTGTCGTTTGTTAGGTCAAGGTGACAACCAAGTCATTCTTGTTAAATATCCCAAAGATTTACCTAAACGATATAATGGTGATTACCTACGATATGCTTTCGATTACGTGGCAGCTGTGCAAGCAAATTGTGATAAAGTGAAGATTAAAATGAAAGCTAACGAGACTTGGGTGGCCGCGTGTTTATATGAGTACAATAAAAGACACTGTTGGAAAGGCGCCCAAGTACCCTGTGCTTTCAAAAAGATAGCTCGTATCCATGGTGACGCCAACGAGCCATTTCCAACTATCAGCGAGGACATCTCTACAGCTTTTGGTACGTGTGCTGCTGTGTGTTCAGATGAACATTTTCAATCGGCACCGTATATAATGGCTTTGATTGAAACTCAATATATTCTGCAGAATAGACATAGCGTAACCAAGAAATGGACTGAGAACGAATTATTCTCAACACTGATTGTAGGCCGTACGATGGGAGGTTTTCCGATTACCCTGTACTCCAATTTCAAGGTGCGCGGAATGAACGATCCAGTCAGTTGTAACATAAGTCTGTATCGGTTTATCGAGAAAAACTATTTTTCCACATGGATGATTATTTGCAAAATGGCTTGGCTTCAGTTCAGACATCAGCCTGATTACTTTGCACTTATAAAGGATCCCGTATGTTTGAGCCTGAAAGTGCCTCAACAACCAGAGACAAGTATACTAGACATGCTGCTCATTGGATTACAGAGCGTGTGCAAAAACAAATTTCTAACCAAGATCTTTGGAATGAATATAGAACAAGAAAAGGACAACCTGGTCAGTTGTCTTATGAATATACGCCAGATATCAGGAAATCTTTCTCAAATAAACCCAAGAATTGCAAATAGTCTATATCATTGTTCAAATTATGGACTCGCTGATGCTGCGATGGCTAAGTTCCAATATGCCAAATCCATTTCTAAAATAATCGGCGAGGATAGTGCATCACATTTGTCATTACTGGAAACCATCACGTCAGCTGAGGACAGACTCATGAAGTATTATGATGCAAAAATGAAAAATACAACGCACAGAGGCACTGTGAAAGATGCTTTACAGCTTGAAGGTGTATCATCTAATTGTTCAACCACATTAGCGCGTTTAGTAAGGGAAAAGTCTTGGAAATTCTTGATTGTGGGCGTAACTATGCCGCCAGTATGCGAGCAAATCGAATTGATAATTCCATATTTACATAGTGATCGAACCATTCTAATGTACTTAGATGATGCCAGTAAAAACTTAAACTTGATGGAACTTTTGACACAAAGAGGAGCCAGACCTGTTTACGCCGGGTCTAGTACTGAAGAAAAGGTAAAACCGGCAGTGTTTAAATTGATCGGAAAAACCAATTTCACTTCTCGCATAAAAAGAATGTCTACATTGGCTTCTTGGATTTGGAGCTTGAGTTCTGATGAAATGAGGCTGTTTCTGACACACATGATCAAATCGAAATTGGAATCAGGACAGATAATCTTAGATGAAGACAATATTACAGCATTAGGACCACAAGTGCAATCTGGCAGCATATATCATCGTTTACATGATTCTTCAACGCCACAAGCTGCAATGATAAATATGACACACAATTTTTCCACTCACTTGATATTTACATCGTCATTAGCGACTAAATTCGCAAAACAGAAGGAAAATCATGCTATATTCTGGCAATTGGTGTACTTGGCCAGTATTGATATGTTAAAAGATATTTGCTATTTCATTGGTGTAAAAAATCTGAGACAACCAATTGGAATCAAACTTACTTGTGAAGAATGTACTTTTCCGATACCCGATGAAAAATTTGATTACGTAGGTCATCAATCAATCGAGATAATGTCGTCCCTTCAAGAACCTGTTAAGTGCGAAATTAATCAATGCAAACTGAATGATGTCATGGATTGGCAAATCGACAGAATTTGTACTTGTTCTATCATGTTCAAGTGTTCATTGTTCATGGCGTATACCATTGCAAATAGAATTCGGACATTGGAAATTAAAACTAGAATCGGAATGCAAGGACAGTTCGATTCAAATACGAGGTCTTTCAACACAAAAGGCTTATCACTCGGAGACCTCTCTCGGGCAGATGCAATAAATCTATTGGGTTATACAAGTTTTTATTTGCTTTGCATGAATGAACCGGATAACATTCAAGAAGAAATTAGTATGATGAACCTTCTGCCAGGAACCGTGCCATATGAAATGGTCTATGAGTTTTTTATAGCTTGCGGAGTTATCCAAGAATATATTGAAGAATATGAATTGTATATTCCACGAAATATAAGTCGGGATTCGTCATCGCAAAGAATCCTTATGCGCAGTATTCTAAATCATGCACTTTGCCAGTTTATTGAAAGACTGAAAACGGATGATAAACTTGTGGTGTTTGCTCCATCAAATATGACCCGTTATCAATTTTGTCAGATTTGGTACTACTCTTTATTATTGACTAATCAACTTGGTAAACTACATGGTGTCAAAACACCAAGCGATTTACTTGGAAAAGTAAACAATCAGCTTTCACATAAGTTTTCACAAGAACTAATTGAAAGTTCACCCATGGTTGTGGAAATAGACTACCAGGATTTTAGGAGCAAGTTAGGTCCGACAAAGTGGCAAAAAATAAAAACAGTGTTAGTCACTGAATTGCTAGCTGAAGAAGAAATTGCACAAGAAATTCCATGGATTCGACGTGAGTTCTCAGATCACGGAAATGACCAAGTTGCAAAAAGCACTGAGAATTTGTGGGCCATAGAAACGTTGTCTAGCAATAGATCTTTCATCTTACAGCTTTTGTACTGCGTTGGATCCCACGGATTAATATCTATGGGCATTGATTTGATATCTGGTGTGGAATTGACAACTGCTGAAGAAAAATGCATGGCCACAATTGGTGAAGAAAGTGGTGATATTTTGGCAGCATGGTCTAGTTTATTTCCAAATGACTATTTGTATCCGATAATGAACCAAATGCCGGGAATATCAAATAATTATCCCGAAACATACACGCTCTCAGGGTTGATAACAGTATCAAAAAAGATTCCTATGTTGATTACCTCTGGAGGTTTAACAGAGTATTACACTGATGACGGAATTAATCACTTACATCGTGTTATGACACATTGCGGATCCACTGATATGACAGTGGTTCAATATCGTTGCTTGTTATTTTGGATACCACCATCCAAGCGAACATTTGGAAATTTTATTAAATTGTTGGATAATTTGATGAGCTCGTATGTTTTCGAAAAAAAGAGTCGTCTGATAATTAGAGTGAATATGAAAACTGTTGTCACTTATTGGTTGATTGAATCATTGAAACAAAGTTTTTCAAGAGTATCGATTAGATTACCATTGGAGAGTTTGCAAGAACAAACCTACGCATTTATTGTATGCGAACAATTATTTCGTTTCTGCCTAAACGAAAAAACATCCATTAGTGTATCAACCACTGATTGTATTGAAAAAGTTGCTAATGATCTGAACAATTCAAGATCATTTGTTGTGGATCAAGTGCTAAGAGTGATTGTAAGGCGAATGAAAAGATTGAAACATTATGCAAATTATAAGAAAATTGTTTGCAATATTCCCAATTATATCACAAGTCATTTACCGGTTCATTCTGAAGTTGAGACATTGGCAGTGTTAATGAATCGTACTCTTAAATTTTTGTGTGTTGGTTCACATCAATTCATGATTGGACAAGACAACAAGTTGTCTTTTAATGATCATAAAAGACGAGCTTTGTATTTGCAACCTCGATTGATTATCTTGATGCAACTAATCATTTTACGAGCAATTTTCAAAAAGACACGGAATTTCATACTAACACCAAAGCAGTTCTCAACTAGTTTTGAACTGTGTTGTCATAGTGATGGTTTTGATTTTTGTTCTGGATCTTGTTCACTGAAACATTACAAATTCTCATTATATTACCAATTGGGCAGTAATTTGGAAATCGATAGAGTGATAGCTAATGAGTTGTATTTAGAGACTCATTTCAACACTGTACATATTGAGGATATCAATTGTGTGCCAATGCGACAGTTTCTAGAAAATGAAGTAGAAAAATACCCGTCGCGTGTTATATGAACAGAAATTTAGATTAAACATTTGTGGTTGTTTTTTACTGTTGAGCTTATTAGTGTTATATATTCAATGTCTATGTGTGTGTTTTTTATAGCCGATATGTTAACGTGTATTATTTTGTGTTGAGCGTATGTTACTGTATTATCTGTATAAGATTGTTCCTGTAAAATCATTTTTTGTATTGTGTATGTATATATATATAAATATAAGTTTATGTGTTTTTATGTTTATTATAATAAAAAACTAATATTAATTTTTATGAAACATAAATTAATTAATTAAAAATAAGTATATACAACTACCTTATGAATCAAATTATAGAAACAAGAAATTAATTTACATAGATAAATGTATAGAAA